GGAATTAGTCAAGCAAGATCGCAAAAAGAACCGTTTGTCAAAGAAAATATTAGAATTGTCATTTGCCGAGCGGGCACGTTCAAACGGGGACTTTTTAACAGCTATGAACGTTATTAAAGGAGATTTTGTCATTTACCTACGTAACGAGTTCAAATCCCGTTATGGTCAATTCCCTACGTCTGAACAATTAAACTTGGCTTTACTGGCGATCAAAAATGAAGTAGACTCAGAATTAAAGAGTCACCCTGGCGCATATGGTTATCCAGATCCAAATCAAAATAATAGCGCCTACAATTTGCTTGATGATACTGTCGATACTGCTGTACAACACTATTTCGCAATCAATCGCATTTAAAGGAGAAACAAATGGCTTATGTAATTGTCGGGTTAGATATTGAGAACCAACCGATTAAGTATGACCCGAAGACACACCCGTTGTCACGTGATGAAGCTGAGGTGTTCGATCAGGTCATTGAACCGGGAATGTTGCTAAGCGAAATGACAGAATTTGCCGTTTACACACGCTCAGACATTCCTGGAATGAATGACTTATCGGACTTCACCCCTGCCCTTCATGATTGGATAAAGGAGAATAACTGGTTAAGAAACCGACTCAGGAAGTGGCAAAACCAAGCTATTAAATTACACGGAAAAGACAATCAAGAAGAGATTAACTTTTACTTAGTCGGACACAACGCAATGTTTGACATTTCACAATTCCACGATTTGCGAACAAACACTGTAAAAGACGTTAAGCCGTGGAACCAGAAGCCAAACCATTCATACCTATTGACAAATAACGG